GCGCACGGCCAAACAGGCCGCCGAGCAGATTCTGAGCAAGGCCGATCAACTGACCGACCATCTGCTGGCGCTGCGTACGCTGCGCCTGAAAGCCAAAGCGCAAATTCGCGCACAGGCCGCCAAGGGCAACATGGATCTGGCGCGCAGCGCGGGTGAGGAAGCTTTGGTCGCCATTCGCGAGCTGGCCAGCGGCCTTTCCAACTAAGCCGAAAAGCCTCCGTTCAGCGTCACCCAAGCCCACTTCAATGTGGGCTTTTTATTTTCAGAAAACAGACCCTCGCAGGCACGCAGAAAACGCCGTGTCGACGCTGGTCATTTGTCATTTCAAAGGAACGAATAACCTATGGATTATCCAAAAAGCGTCCCCAGCGTCGGCTTGGTTGATGGCCGCTTCGTTGATGAAAACCCAGTGGCGGGTACGCCGGGATCGTTGATTCCGGCGGTGTGGGGCAACAGTGTCACTCAGGAAATTCTGAGTGTGATCAGCGGCGGTGGGTTGGTGGCCTCCGAGGCGGATACCAGCCAGCTATTCAAGGCGATTCAGTCGATTGTCAGTAATGCCAGTCCGATGCGCTCGGTGATTACCCGGCTTGCAGCTTCCAAGTCACTGACTGAGCAGGAACTCGGACTTGTTTTGATCGATGGCAGTCCCGCCCCCGTGACCCTGACTTTACCTCCGGCGGATGTTTCTCTGGGTGTACGCGATGTGATTCTTCGTCGTGTCGACAACAGCGGCAATCGCCTCGTTGTTCAAGCATCCGGCACCGACAGGATTCGCTTTCACACCTACTTGTCGGCCAGCGGTTATCCGTTTCTGGTGTTGATGGGGGGAGGTGACTGGTGGCATCTGCGCAGTGACGGAGCCGGGAGCTGGTGGCCGATAGGACGCTTCGACAATACCGCCTTGGGACGCCCGTTTTTGGAGACCACCACAACGCTTAACCCGGGAGGTTATGGCGTTCCCAACGGTGATCTGTTCAAGCGCGCCGAATGGCCGTGGCTGTGGGATTTTGCTCAGGCGTCCGGGGCACTGACGACCGAAGCGGCCCGAGCGGGCAGAGAAGGTGGCTGGACCAGTGGCGATGGCGCTTCGAACTTTCGAATTCCCGAGATTCGGGGTGAGTTTTTGCGGGTGCTGAGTGAGAGCAGAAGCGTTGATGCTGGACGTGTAATAGGCAGTCTGCAAATGCACGCCTTGCAAAGCCACAACCATTATCTGCCGACGGGAACCGGGGCGACATTCAAGCCTGCTCCAGCGATTCCGGATACCGCCTGGGACGTTACCACCAACGTCAATTTTTTACCGACTTCAGCAACGGTGGCAACGACCTATCCCAACCCAGCATTCGACAATGATGCCTACATCGGCAATATCGGCAATTTCGCTGGCGAAACCCGACCGCGAAACATCGCCTATCCCGCGCGAATCAAATTTATCTGAGGTGCACATGTTCAATTATTTGATAGATGACAGCGGTGCATTGACCGGGCCTGTCGAGTTTCCGCTGGTGCCCGGGATCGGTCTGCAACTGCCAAGCAATGCTGTGACGCTGAGCATCGAACTCTCCCCTGCGCCTGAGGGGTTTGCCTGGGCCTATAACAAGGGTTCGTTGCAACAGCAGATCGATTGTCGTGGGGATGTCTATCGCACTGACACAGGCATTCGGGAAACCTGGAACGCGCTTGGCGAATTGCCGGAGGGCTTCACCCGGTTGCCTTTTCCGGGTGGCTTTCACGTCTGGTTGGGCAACGCCTGGCAGGTCGATGAGGCCGCGCAACTGGCGGATCGCAAACGCATCGTCCTCGTTCAACGCGACGCGTTGCTTCGCGATGCGGTGCTGCGCATCGCGCCCCTGCAATACGCCGAAGACATCGGCGATGCCAGCCATGACGAACAACTGCTGCTGATCGAATGGAAGCTCTACAGCGTCGAGCTGAACCGCATCGAAAAACAGGCCGGTTTCCCCGATGAAATTACCTGGCCGGTCGCACCCGGCACATCCTTAGCCAACTGAATTCAGCACAGGGAGCAGTGCAATGGATTATCCAAAAAGTATTCCCGGGGTCGGGCTGGTCAACGGCGGCTTCGTCGATGAAAACCCCCTCGCCGGAACACCGGGATCGTTGATTCCCGCTGCGTGGGGCAACAGCGTCACGCAAGAAATTCTCAACGCGATCAAGGCTGCCGGATTGACGCCGGATGAAGCCAGAACCGATCAATTAGCCAGCGCAATCGGCGCACTGGTCGACTTCAACAAACTGAAAAATACCCCAACCACGTTGGCCGGCTATGGCATCACCGATGCGGTGGGACGGTTGTTGGCAGTCAGGCAGTTCGAAACGGTCGGGATCACGGTTTACAAGCCTAACCCCAAGGCCAAACGTATTCGTGTTCGACTGGTGGGGGGCGGTGGATCTGGCGGCGGTTGTGCACCTGTCGCCTCCGGGAACCTACGTCTCGGTGGCGGCGGCGGATCGGGGGCCTATGCGGAGAGTCTGTATGACGTGACGCCCCAGATGCTTGCCGGCGTGCCCGTTTCTTTGGGTGCCGGTGGAGCTGCCAGCAGTACGATGGGCCTGGCAGGCGGTGGGGCGTCCTTCGGCTCCTACATGAGCGTTGCAGGAGGCAGCGGCGCACAGGTCCTGAACATCGATACGACAACCTCATCCTCGGGGTACGTTCAGGGTGGCACTGGAGGTCAAGACGCCGTGGGCGGCAACCTTGCCAATGCTCGGGGGCACACCGGTGGCTACGCAATGTTCAACGGTAATTGGGGAATGCTCTCCGGAGGCGGAGCGGCGAGTCCGTTTGACGGTGGCGGCCCGTACAGGGGCGTAAACAATCCGGGTTTCGCAGGCGTCCGAGGCTCGGGTGGCAGTGGTTCTTGTTCGACCAGTGCGTCCGCCTCTGTCCTTAGCGGTGTTGGCGGTAACGCTTTCTGTGAAATCTGGGAGTACGAGTAATGGCCGTTTATGCACGGATCGAAAACGGCGTAGTCGTCGAACGAATCGACACGGGTGACTACGCAATCAGCCAACTGTTTGCACCGTCCTTTGTCGAGTCGATGGTGCGAGTGCCGGATGGTCAGGCGGTCGAGATCGGCGCACCGATCAGTGAGACGCCGACAGCTGCCGACCCACTGCCCGCGCAGGAAAGTCCGGTGATCCTCCAGGCGTCGGTTGTTGCAGATCAAGCGCCTTCGACAGCCGAACGTAGCTGGCGTCAGGCATCCCTTTCTGCGACTGAATGGCTGGTCACTCGCCATCGCGATGAGCAGGAACTGGGGCGCGGAACCTTGCTCAAGGCTGCGCAATACCTGGAACTGCTCGAGTACCGACAAGCGCTGCGCGACTGGCCTGATTCCAGCCATTTCCCGGAAGTGGTTTTCCGTCCGGCTGCACCCGAGTGGATGGTCGGCGTTTCTGCCTGAGACGTTTTGTTGATGCTTTGAAAATATGGAGAAGATTGATGGACTACCCAAAAAATATTCCCAGCGCCGGCCTGGTGAATGGCAGGTTTGTTGATGAAAACCCTCTCACTGGAATGCCGGGTTCGTTGATTCCGGCAAGTTGGGGAAATGCCGTTACGCAGGAAATTCTGGAAGTCATCAAAGGCTCAGGAGCGGCCGCTGATGAAAGTGATAACACTCAACTAAAAGCGGCCATTGATACGCTTATAGCGAGGAAGCAAAGCGAGAGTCTTGCCAGTCAGGACGAAGCCGAATCCGGCACCAGCACTACACGGTTGATGACGCCGTCAAGAGTCTTTCAAGCCATTGCGAAAAAAGTGCAACAGGCCACAGAGTCCCTCGTAGGAACCGCAAAAATCGCCTCTCAGGCAGAGGTCAACGCCGGTGTCAGTGACACATCTATTGTGACCCCTAAAAAGCTCAGACTCGGGTTCATGGTTAGGTTAGGGGCATCAGGTTATGTTGTTTTTCCTTCGTGGATGGGTGGCGTCATTATCCAATGGATCAGTGGCAGTGCCAGCCAGGCAGGCAATAGTAATTATGGCGATGTAAACCCATGGCCATTGATGTTTCCCAACGCATTATTTCTCGCAGTCGCTACCCATGAGGGTACTTCATCGGCAACTTTACTGGTCTGGAACAACGCGACGATCAGTCGGCTGGCGGGCATCAATGTTCGCTGTCCTGATTATCCGACAGGCTCCATTGCTGCTCGCGTAATCGGTATAGGGTACTGAATATGTATTATTTCTCTCCGCAAACTTCTGGCTTTTATCATTCAGATCTACACGGTGCGAACATCCCTGCTGACGCGTTTGCGTTGAGCGAGGGCGAGTATTGCGCGCTGGTCTCTAATGCTCCCGCAGGGACAGTTCTTTCACTGAACGCTAAAGGGCGTCCAGAGCGGGTGGTATTGGCTGGACAAACCACCGACGCCGCAGAAAGGTTCTGGCGCGACAAGGCACTGGATCGTACTCAATGGCTGGTCCTTCGCGATGCCGAAGAACTGGAAATGGGCGAGGGCACAACCTTGCGTACCGAGGAGTTCAAAGAGCTCCTCGCCTACCGGCAGGCGCTGCGCGACTGGCCCAATCATCCGGACTTCCCCGATGCCCGTTCGCGCCCGGTCGAACCTGACTGGCTTGACGGTTTGCGACAGGTCAATGGCTGAGGAATCGACATGGATTATCCAAAAAGCGTTCCCAGCGTCGGGCTGGTGAATGGCAAATTCGTCAATGAAGACGTCGTCGCGGGATTGCCCGGATCGTTGATCCCTGCGACCTGGGGCAACAGCGTTACCGATGAATTGTTGAACGTCGTCAAATCAGCCGGCCTTGAGCCGAGCGAAGCCGATGCAACCCAGTTGTTGCAAGCGATGAAAAAGCTCAGTCAGGCAGGTGAAGACAAACATGCCACTGACATCGGCGCGGCCAATCTCTACATGGCCAATTATGTGCCTGCCGTCACCGCACTGAAGGACGGATTGGCGCTGCGCTTTACTGCCGGTAATGCCAATACCGGGGCGAGTACGTTTGCACCGAACGGGTTGATGCCCCGGCCGCTATTGAGCCTTGGGCTGAGTGCGTTGCGGCCAGCGGAGATTGTCGGCAGCAGTGTGTGTTCGGTGGTGTATAGCGCGGCGCTGGACAGTTGGGTGCTGGTGTATGCGAGCGGTGGTAGTGCTGCGAGCGGCCGGTTGTTGGGGGTAAAGACGTTTACCGTATCCGGCAATTATGTGCCGTCAGTGGGAATGAAGAACGTATTGGTCACCATCGTCGGCGGAGGTGGTGGCAGCTCGGGAATCGGTGCGACGAACTCTACCCAGGTTTCCCTTACAGGCGGTGGCGCTTCCGGTAGCTACGCACAAGCCTGGTTATCATCTGCCGCGATCGGGCAGAGCCAAATCATTACGGTTGGGGCGGGCGGCGCGGCGGGTGCTGTTGGCGTAGGCGGGGGAAGTGGTGGAACAAGTTCGCTTGGCTCACTGGCTTCGGCCACCGGTGGTGGAGGTTCTCCCTGGAGTTCCCCGCTCACGCTTCCTGGATTCGGCTTGTATGTGGGTGGTTTTCCCAGCCAAGCCTCAACTGGAGGCAACATTATCAATTCGGCGGGTGCGGCCGGTAACCCAGGGATGTGCCTCACCGGATCAACACTTGCCGGGCATGGCGCAAACTCGCCTCTTGGCAGTGGTGGTTATGCGAGCAGTGTCGCATTGAGTGTGGCTGCGCCCGGTTCAGGTTATAGCTCAGGCGCGGGCGGGATTGCTAACGCCACCAACCAGCCGGGCAGACCGGGTGCAGCAGGCGCCCCCGGTGTTGTGATCATCTACGAGTACGCCTGATGAAAACCTACGCACGCATCTTCAACAGCACCGTGGTCGAGCTGTTCTCCACCGATGGCAATATGGCCGAGATGTTTCATCCGGATCTGCTCTGGGTCGACATCACTGAAATCACTCCGGTACCGCAAATCGACTGGACCGCCCACTTCGGTACCCTCGGTTGGGTGTTCGACGTGCCCGAAGAACTTGCACCGGACAGCACGCTGAAAACTCTGGCAAAAAAATGGCTGACGGGCATTGGCCGCCAACCATGATTCAATCGGGGCAATATCCAGGGAGGATCAAGCATTATGCAAATAACTGAAAGCAACCTTATCGACATCATGCCGAACGCCCGCTCCCAAGCGGGCGTTTTTGTTTCTGCACTCAACAGCGCGATGGCGCGCCGTCATATCGACTCGCCCAAACGCGTCGCGGCGTTCCTCGCGCAGGTCGGGCACGAGTCCGGGCAACTGCGCTATGTGCGGGAACTGGGCAACAACCAATACCTGAGCAAATACGACACCGGCACTTTGGCTTTACGTCTGGGCAATACTCCGGAGGCCGATGGCGACGGGCAGAAGTATCGTGGTCGCGGACTGATCCAGATCACTGGTCGCAGCAACTATCGCCAGTGCAGCGTTGGCCTGTTCGGTGATGAACGTCTGTTGTCCCTGCCCGAACTGCTCGAACAGCCACAATGGGCTGCCGAGTCCGCGGCATGGTTCTGGGAGCAGAACGGCTTGAATGAACTGGCCGATCGCGATCAGTTCAACACCATCACCCGGCGAATCAACGGCGGGTTGAACGGCTTGCAGGATCGCCTGGAAATCTGGGCGCGGGCGAGGGCAGTGCTATGCCAATCCCCTGGCGAGTGATCGGCATCTTATTGCTGGCCGCTGGTGCTTTTGCTGCGGCCTGGCAGTTTCAGGGGTGGCGCTACGAACGGCAATTGGCCGAGCAGGCCCGGTTAAACGCCGAAACCCTCAATCAACTGACGCAGACCGCCGCTGCAGCGCAGCAGGCCGAGCAGGATAAACGTCTGGCGTTGGAGCAGCGGCTCGCGGCCAGTGAACAAACCCATTACCGAGCGCTGAGCGATGCCCAACGTGATCAGGATCGCCTGCGCGATCGTCTTGCCACTGCTGATGTGCGCCTGTCAGTCCTTCTCGACGCCAGCGACGCTGCCCCAGGCTGCAACGTGCCAGCCACCGCCGGCGCCGGCAACGTGGATCATGCAACCGTACGCGCCCGACTTGACTCGGCGCATGCTCAACGAATTATCGCCATCACCGACACCGGCGACCGTGGACTGATCGCCTTGCAGGCGTGTCAGGCGTATGTCAGAGCGCTCGCGCCCGAACATTTTGAATGAGTCTGTGTATTGAAAGCGCAACCGGCTCGTGTACGGTGGAGGCATTCCACACGATCCGGAGCACGCCGTGAAAGAGATCACTCAACTGGCCGCCGACCTTGGCCGACGTCTGCAACTGCTCAATGCCCACGTCACCACCGCTGAGTCCTGTACCGGTGGCGGGATCGCCGAAGCCATCACGCGGATCCCGGGCAGTTCGGCGTGGTTCGAGGCGGGCTACGTCACGTATTCCAATCGACAGAAAACCCAGCAATTGAATGTGTCGGGTGAATTGTTCGAGTCGGTGGGCGCGGTCAGTCGCGAGGTGGTTGAAGCGATGGTGCGTGGTGCGCAGGACAAAAGCCTGGCGCGATTTGCCGTGGCGGTCAGCGGGGTGGCCGGGCCGGACGGTGGTTCACCGAACAAACCGGTGGGCACTGTGTGGCTGGCCTGGGGTGTTGGCGAAACGGTCACCAGTGAGGTTCAGCACTTCCCCGGTAACCGCGATGAAGTCCGCCGACAAACGGTGAAGGCCGCGCTAGAGGGGCTCCTGCGACTAGCGGCACGAGAAATCGAAAATCAGGGGTAGGCGATCCGCGAACGCTGTGGAATAATACTGGCT